ACCTGATTCCTTATCTGCAATAACTTTTTCTAATGTTTCGTCTAAATCCATTTCAGGTGCAATACCATATTGTTGTAACAACCATGTAGCTAAATCATTTATTTGCTCCCAAGTTGCTCCAGATTCAACAATACCTTTTAAGTTTTGTTCACCTATTAATACTTCTAACCATTGAGGGATTTGGTTAGGCTCAATCATTGTATCTTCTGCAAAAAATTCCATCTGCTTTAATACAGCTTTTGCAGATATTTGAGCTGGTAATGAATACGAAATACCTTTGATAACAAAGACAATATCAGGTAAATCTAGTTCCTCTACTGCCTCATCAAAGTCTTTAAATTTAATTGGTTTGTCTGACATAACCTCCACTTACTCCTGTTCTGTTCAGTTACTATTTAGTCTAAGCTGTTTCGTCTACAATCTTGAATATGTTTGTACCGTTTGCACTATCACTAGCTGGTACTAATAATCTAAATTGAGCTGCTACAAGTGTTTTACTAGGTGCTTTTTGGTGTGCCATTTGGATTGCTCCAACTGATACTGCCCTTGGTATTTGAACTTCTCTAACATAATCGTCAGAAGCTCCACCACCGCCACCTGGTGCTTGTACCCTTAGCATGATAGACCACTCTGTGAAACCCGCAGTTGTTGGAGGAACAAAAGTCTTTAGATTGTTTACCGCATCTTCTGTTATTGTTCCACCAGACATTGCATATTTGAGATTCTCCAATGTGGCTTGTGCTAATTCACCGCTTAGATTAATGGTTTGAGCTGTTTTATATATGTCGATTGGGTCGATTTCCTCTGCAACCATAATATCTTCGAATGTTCGGTCAATCTCAAATGTCCAACCGTCTTCTGAATATCCCACGTGTGCCCAGTCAGATGCTGGAGTTGTGGATGGGTCTGAAGGGAAAGCAGTTCCTACAGCAGCGACATATAAATCGCCTGTACCAATCAAAACATCATCAACGCTTTGTGCCATTGTCTAGCTCCTTCTTTCTACCTTGCCTTATTCTTCTTCGTCAGAAAAATAATCTTCTACTTCAATTAGGGGTTTACCGTCACATATTACAAGTAAATCAACCCCGTTACTTTTTTTATTTTGAATAAGTTGCCAATCTTTCTCAGAAAGTTCAGCACTATCCCCTTTTTTTAATAGTGAACCGTCAGGTAAAATAACCTGGTCTATGTTCACTTCTGGGTTTATTTCTACTTGTAATTTAACTGTCATTTAAACTCCTATAGGTCATTGTAGCATCAAAATTATAACGTGCTAGTCCGATGCCTTCTTCATCTACTCGTCTTACATTACTTGTTACTGTAAATCCGTATATAACACCAGTTGCTCCACCATCAGAAGTATAAGAACCAGTTTTTTGTGCAAATGCTTCTTGCATAACTGTATTAGCAACACTAAAAGCTGTTCCATAATCAGGTTTGTTTTTTGTATTATCTCCACCCCAATTACCTGCATACGCATCAAATTGAAAATCTGCTCTACCAATTAATGCTTCAGAATCATCTACAGCACCACCTAATAAAGTTACGACAAGAAATGGTAATGTTGGTTCAATAGGTAAATTAGTAGCAACTCTTGTACCAATTAAATCTGTTATTGAAGTTTTAGATAATGCCCATGTTCTTACTAAGATTTCTGAATCTGGTAATGAAGTAACCATTAGATAACACCTTTTTTACTTTTCTGTATTAAACTAGCTAAACCTTTTCTGATATAACCAGATGCTCTTTGTCCATTAATAATTCCATATTTCCAATTAACTGGATTTCCAACAGGTTTTTTTATTTCTGTAAATAAACCACGTAATCCAGTTCCATATTCTACGAAAGCCCAATAAGGAGCTAAATCAGCTCTTTTGTTTTTAGGATTAGAAGCACCAATAGAAATACCAGCAACATACTTAGGTTTAATTCTTTGACCTTGGTCGTAAATAGTTCCTACATCTTGTTGTGGGTCTAAAGGTAAAATAGAATCTCTTAATTTACCAGTATCAACAGGTACAAATCTTCTAACTTCTCTAGCTAATGTATTACTTAGTTTTCTTAGAAATGCCTGATATTGAAGTGTATTTTCGAGAGCTGTTAATAAAGTCGGTTCGTCTATTTCAACACTAAATCCACCATCAAATCTATAAGTTTTCATAATGTTGTTGCCCTTTGCATTTCTACTCTTTTGTGATGATTAGAACCGTCAAAATCTCTTATTAAACGAACTGAATCAACTTCATAATATTTACCATCATAAATAATTCTATCAAATTCATCTACATCAACACTTGGGTCTACGACAGCTAAATATCTTTCTAAATTTAAGTTTCTTGTTTTATCTTCATCATCACGAACTTCACGAATATAAGTTTTAACACTAGATTCAGTTGTAGACCAAGTAGCAGTTGAATTACCTCTATCATCAACGCTAGCACCAGAAGATTTTTGTATGTCAATAGTTTGTTTTAAAACAGCTTTAATTGCTCTATCCATTGCCATATGTTACCTCTGTCCTGGGTCGTATAATTCTCCTCGCCTTCCTTCACCTTCAGGATGGTCGTGCATTTCTATTTCAAAATTAGGTTGAACTAAATTAGAGTTTTCTTTATAAGAATAAGCATCTCTTTGGTCTTTATCTATAGAAGCAGCAAAAGGTTTTGAAGGACTAATTCTCATAGCCATAGTTCTTAATGTATTTGCCATATTAAGATAGTTTTCAAATCTTTGTCTTTTAGCGATTGACATACCTTCTAATGTTGTAGATACATCTCTTGCGAATTTACCTGCGATTGTTTCACAACATTGTGAAGCAGAATAATAAAGATTAGGTTGTTGAGAAGTTACGAAATCTATTTCTTCGTCTGATAATAATTGGTCGTTTGTATCTGTATCGCCTATAAGAAGTCTGACTTTATCTCTGTCAGTCGATACGTCTGAATTATATGTCCAAGTCATCTTCGCCTACTTTTGGCTCAGATTCTTCAACCCATGCTTCGTTTACATCAGGAGTAGATGGGTCGTCTGACTTGAATGTGCCATCAGAGTTTTTAGCTCTTTTCTTTTTAGCCTTTGGCTGAGGCTTTGGTTGTTCTACTACTGCTTCTTCAATTTCTTCTACCATAATTTCTCCTGCTGAGATTAATGCTGGTAGATTTACAAAAGATTCAACGATATCAGCAGGAAGTTCATCGCCATAGTCGAAAAGTTTTCCTTCCATTTTGATTAACTTACCTGCTGTGTATCGTACTGTCATGTTAGCCTTAACTTACACATCCATTAAAGAAGATACCTAAATCAGAGCTTACTAGCTTGGAATCAAAAGCCATTTGACCTTCAATTCTATCTGATTCGGTTGCTTCCATTCGGAATCTTTTTATTCTAACACCTGCACCACCTGCACCTGAGAAACCAGTCCAAGCAAAGTGATATCCAGCAGACGGTTGATTTAGTCCAGGATTTGGATTTGAATACAATAAAAGTGCATTCTTTCCAAAGACGAAACTAAAGGCATCAGTGCCTTGTTCTTCGCCTGTATTCTGTATGGACATTGCAACCACAACTTTGTCCACGCCGAACAATGAAGCCAAAAGGTCTGTTGAAACAATACCTCTTTGGGTGTACTTGATTCTATCAAGAATGTCAGCATGGTTACGCAAGGAGTTAAGAACTTCAGCACCAATTACTAAAACGTTAGGCATATAACCTGTTTCCTTAGCCATAGCAATGCTTTGGTCTTGGATGTTTTGAATTGGAGTTGAGCCTGACGCATCCCATTGTTTAAATTGTCCACTTGTTGGTGTTCCTGAAACGCCAGTTAAATCTGTGTCCCAAATACCAGTAGTGAAATATGTGCTTGTCCAAATCTTTTCTCTTTTAAGGAGTAATTGATTTGTTACGAACATAGTTGCGTCTTTGTCCATGTTAATTGGACTATCGGCGTTAGCTTTAGTTTGGTCATCCACATCTTTATGAACGGCATATACATCTGCATAATATGTAGGTGTATTGTCGATTGTGAAACCAACTCCTTTAGATTCCGTTCCTGGAGCTCTTAAATCAGCTTCAGTACGAAACCAGTCGCCTTTGTTGTACTTAAAGTATCTATCGGATTGTTTTTGAACAGGAATTATCGGGAACACTGTACCTGCAATATACTTTTCAGCTTTTTGCATATAAGCGATAGAAATGTTTGTAAGTGGCTTATTAACGTGAACGTCAGAAGCTACTGGATTAGCCATATCTATGCACCCCTTCCATAATTACCTAATAGGATAGTAGCAAGTTCCCCTGCTGCTGCCCCTTCTAATACAAGTCCTGCCGAATACTTTGTTGTATCTGTGCCAGCTGCAAAAACAGCAGCTTGACCGTCAGCAGAAGCGTGAACTAAATCACCAGCAGCGAGAGTTTCGTCTGCTTCAACTTTTGTGACGCCAGATATCATAACTGTTGCAGATTGACCTGCTTCTGGTTTGTTTTGCAACACACCTAAAACAATGTCTGTTTCTGCATCTGCTAAATCAACTTTTCCATCAGATTCCATTGTTACAAATTGGAATTGATTTGAGGATAAGTCTTCGCCAGCTTCAAAGGATAGTTTTTGCAATGGAATTTCGTATGCCATTTAACTCACCTTTCCTTCGAGATATCTTTGATACAATTCTGGGTTATCTATAAGAGCTTTTTCATAGGCTTGCTCGTAGGTAACGCCTTCAGTCATAAGACCTTTAGCAATAGCTTCGATTTCACCATTTGAATCTGACTCTTTAGAAGAACCAACTTCAGCGAAAAGTGAAGATTTTCCGATTGTAGCATCAACGCCATTAAGCATTTCCTCTAACATAGAAAATTCTTCATCTTCCAAAGTTCCAGCAACTTTTTTCAATAGAGATGCAAGAGCATCTTTTTCTATTGGTAAGTTACTGAATTTTCCAGCTTTATCTGCAAACTCTTTAGAAAGTCTAGCTTCCTTTTCAGCTTCAGCCATAGCTCTTGCTGAATCAGCATCAGCTTGTGCTTTAGCTACAAGTTCTTGGATTACTGGGTCTGCCGATTTTAGAATAGCATCTTCTTCTTCAACTTCCTCAACGGAAATTTCAGAAACTGCTTTTTCTAGCTCGGAGATTTTACTGTCCTGTTCTTCGGCTGTTGCCTCTAAAGCAGTAACAGTATCTTCCAGTTTTGATACGTAAGAACGTACTTCTTCTGGAGTTTCTTCAAGCATAGATGATAAGTTTTCTTCATTTAAGTTTTCACTCATAATGATTTCTTCTCCTTTATCTATTTCTACTTGATTGTTTAAGGAAATTTTATCAACTTCCTCAACACCTGCAAATTCTGAATCACCAGATTTGTGTAAAACGACAGTAGCCAACTCATTAGCTGGTCGTCCTACTAAACTGACTTCATCAAAAACCATATTTTGTAATCTTTTAGCAAATGGTAATTTAGTTTTTTTCTTTTTCTTTCTACCATCTAACTCATCAGTCATAGCGTCTTTAGCACTATACTCTTGATTATATTTTTCTACTTCACTCATATTTAAAAATTATTGTGTCTGCAATTCCTTCATAACTTTTTTTAAATGTACTAACCATAATAGGCTTCTTTCCATCACGTGCAACTTGGGATTCAGCTTTTCGCTTTCTTCTGATAGCACTACTCTTTTGTTCTGATGACATTCGTGAAGCTACTCTAGCTGGAACACACTTTGGATATTTTCTTTGATAATCTCTAGCAGACATTCCTTCAGTTGGTCTACCACAAGCAGCATATCCGCCACCAGCTTTTGGTCTGGATATATCTACCCATTGTTCTTTAAACCATCTTCTTAATCCACCTTGATATTCAGCCAATTTATCCCCTTAATCTAATTGTTGCTAACCAAATAATTATAGAAACTATAATAGCTATTCCTATAATATCTTGTGCACTTCCTGTAAGCGTAAACCAAGCTATGAAAAAACCTAATATAGTAAATACTTGTGCAATACTTTCTTTAACCATATCTTTTAAGTAATTTAAAATACCTAAGTTAGGTAATTTCACACTAGGTAAAGAAATATTAGGAAGTCTGAACTTTGGTAATTTCATGTTATTCTCCTTATTGGTACTGCCGTTACACTAGCGATAATTTGTGAAGCAATAATAACAGGAATAACCACCTCCTGTGCCTTTTCCTTTTGGTCATTCGTCATATCGTTTCCTATTTCTTTTATATCAAAATTTTTTAAATCTATATCTAATATAACAGTTAATGGATTGTCCAAAAATTGTTCAACTTGTATCTCTGTAACAACATCTGCAAGAGTATAATTTTCAATATCTTTGTTTTCTACAGCTCTATCTACATATTCTTCTAAAGCCTGTGCTATTGATTCTTCTTTTTGAGCTTGTACTGCAATTATTTCAACATCATTATCGTCTTGAAAACCGAGAACTTCTGCTACAACATGTTTTTCTTCTTGACTAAGTTCTGAAATAACTTCAGGTTTGATTGTTTCTTTAATTATTTCTTTGATAATTTCTTTTTGTTCTGTATCTTGAACATCTATTGTTTTAATATCTACTTCTTTTATTTCTTCAATAGGCTTTTCAGTAACAATTTCAACCACATCTCTGTCGGTAATATCTTCTTCAACAACGACCAATATTTCTTCTTCAACAACGACTTCATCTTCAATAGGTAAAATTTCTTCTTCAGGTAATATCTCGACTTCAACTTCTTTAATAATTTCTTCATCTTTGATTTCTATTTTATCTTCTATAACTTCGTCTTTGATAATAACTTCTTCTTCTATAACTTCATCTTTGATAATCTCGTCTTCTTTGATTTCTGGAATAGTAGTTGTTGTAGTTGTAGATTCGTAAAGAGCTTTATTATATGCTTCACAATCTCCACGCTCTAAAGCAATATTAGTAACATAGCAACCCCATTTATCTTCATTAGCCTTACGCTCATTGTCACGCTCAACATCTCCTTGAGAAATTTGGTCTTGTGTATATTCTGCTTCAGTACCATCATCCATAATAACTTTTTCTACTGGAGGCAAAGTAGTAGTAGTCGTAGTAGGTGGAGGAGGTGGAGGAGGTAAAGTTGTAGTTGTAGTAGTCGTAGTAGTAGTCGTAGTAGTAGATGTTGTAGTAGTAGGAACTGTGTAATTAAAAGTAACATTAGTAGATGAACTATTACAATCTCCCTCACTACCGCAAGCGTCTACTCTAAATTCCCAAGAGTTTGTTTCTGTAGCTTTAAAACTATAAGAAGTATTTGTAGTAACTAATACTTGTGTCCATTGTGTTTCATCTGTCTTAGAGAATATCTTATAGTTACTTGCACTAACAAATCCATTATCATTTGCGTCCCAAGTAATTGTTAAATTATCTCCACTTGTGTCAACAGAGCTAGCTAAGTTAGAAACTTTTGCTGGCTTGTTCTGTATCGTAACGCTTACTGTTGGTGTCCATTCTGAATAACTTGCATTTGTGTCGTTGTCTGACCTGACTGCAACGTGAAATAAACCGTGAGCCTCATTAAAAACTGCATTCAAATAACTAGCAGTAAATATATATTCAGTATTTAGTGCGTTACTATCGCCAACATTACCTGTTGCAATACCATAAGGTAAACTGACTTCATCACTCAAACCAAAACCTATTGCGTATCGTTCAGCAGGGTAATCTTCCATTTGGTCAGAAGGGTCCCAATCTGCTTTGACTGTACCATTTTCATAGTCAACAGTAAGAGTTAAGTTACTAGGTGCTTGTGTTGGAACGTGATAAGCTAAAGCAATAGGTAAAGGGTAAATAAGTAAACCTACAATCGATAAACGAATGAATGTGTTAATTTTATTTAACACTACATTAGTTGATTAATAATTACCAATAATGCTGAAACGGCTACAAACCAACCGCTAAATTCCTGTCTTGAAATCTTTGTATTTACTTTTTCGTGTAACTCATCTATTCTAGAATTTATTTTATCTTGACCTTCTAAAACAAGAAGTAACATTTCTTTTTGTGTCATTCCATTGCTATCGTGTGCCATTATTCTCCTTTATTTGGCATAGCATTAAAAACTTGATTGACTTCTTCCCAAGTTAATTGACCGTCATCAATATATTTTCTAGCTAATCTTTCGACTACATGTGCAATTCCCATAATTCCAGCCAACAAAGATGATTCAAAAACATCAATGCCTACAAGTGAACCAGCACCTAAAACCGAAAGGGCTTGTGCGATAAAAACTGCAAGTATTCTTTTTCCTATACTTTTATATAATGCAATATCCATAAGAATATATTTAACATAAAAAAAAATAAAAAAAAATTGGTTTTTTTGTAAAACTTTTCCCCTATAGGTAGATGAAAAAAGCTCTCAGTTTCAGTCTAACCAAACATTTTCATAATCTGCTGTGACGATACCTTTTTTAGCATTAACAAACATCATTCTTTGAGCAGGTAATCCTAAAGCACCTAAGTTTTCCGCAGCATAGTAGTTATTAGATTCTGGCGAAGGACTACATCTCATAGTAATACCAGCATCTGTCCAAGTTAATTGTTGATGCCAATGTCCAAAAGCTAAATCCTTAAAGTTTGGAAATGGCATATCTGGTTGTGAACCTAATGCTTTCCAAGCAACAACTTTCTTTTTGACACCATACCATGGAATACCTAACTGACCACGGAATTGGTCACCGTGAACAAGTAGACAAGAATATTTACCAATAGTATCAACGGCATACCAACCTCTATCACCTTCAAAGGCTTCAGGATTGACCCATTCTAATCTTTTCTCTCCAGAAAACATTAATTTAGTAGTTTCATACAAAATTCTATCTGCATTGTCTTCAGGATGAAAAGTTCCATATCTACCAATTCTTCCATGGTTACCAATAACAGAAGTTACTTTTACTTCATCAAAAGTGGCTAACATTTCTCTAATAAAATTAGTTAATGTTTCTAAGCCATTTTTCATTAACTGTCTATACAATCCAGAATCAACTACCCATGCTTGACCAGGGAATATATCAATACCTTCAACAATATCTCCTAATATCCAAATATGAGCTTTTTTGATATTATGTGATTTTCTATGTATAGCTGTTATCTCTTGAACTTTTTTAGCATATTGTGCAATTCTTTGCTGACATATTTCCGAATTGTAAGTCGGTGTTTTTTTACCCATTTGCCAGTCAGCCAGCATAATGACAGCTACTTCTTCGTTCTTACTTTTAGCAACTGTTAATTTTGGTGGTTTAACTGGTGGTATATCAATATCAGCTATTGAATCTTGTACTGCATTGTAAATAGCATCTACCAATTCATCTTGATTATTTTTTAGCTTATCTACTTGTTTATGTAAACGATTTATTGTCTGTTGTAAATCTTTTACTTTTTCTGATTCAGATTCAGCAATTAAATCTGCAATTTCTTTATCTTTAAGTGTCATACCAGCCCTGCTTTACAATTCTTTACCGCTATCGATTAACGATAGGATATTTCTTCTAAAGGTATCTACTGTACCTTTAAATCCAAATTTTTCTCTGCATATTCTATGTGCTGGTGCAAATGGTACTGCAATATTTTGTTCGTTGCAATGTTTTATTAAAGCATTGATATATTGTTTTCCATCAGCAGAAATGCTGTCTATCATCATTGTTTTTCCATGTGATTCAAACGTGGATTCAATTAATTTATTAACGTCCATTTTTCTCCTTAAATAAGTTAAGGGTATTTTAGTATAAGTTTTTTAATAAGGGTAGTTTATTGATATATTATTTTTTAGACATTTTCCAAGTACCGCCTCTAGCCTTGTAGGTTTTAGATGCCCATGCGTTAGCGTATGCACTTGGATATACGTTAAATTTTGATTTAGTTTCTGCTAGAACTGATTGCCAGAGCTTTGGTTTAGTTGGAATTGGCTTGGCTTTGGATATTTTTTTTTTCTTCTTTTTCTTATAATCCCATTCAGTATTTGCGACATGAACATCACCTGGCGTTATGTCTTTTTTAACATTTTGATATCTTTCTAATAATCTACGACCTTTTGCAGCTAATTTAGCAGCATCTTGTCTATTCTTAGGAACTGGTTCACCCCAAGCATTAGCTGATAAAGCAAGTCTTGATGGTTGCCCATTAGGTTTAACCATTGGACCACTAGGATTAGTAAAAAATCTTGTTAAGAAAGAACCTTTTCTTCTCATCTTTTCTGGTGTATTAGCAGGTCCTTTAACACCAGGTTTTAAATTAGCACCTTCAGTTCTTTTAAAGTGTTCACGTCCTGCTTGTGTTAATCCACCTTTTGGGTCTTTTAATCTTGGATGACCAGCTTTATGTGCTTTCTTTAATTTTTTAGATTCTGATATAGCAATAGCCATTGCTTGTCCCCTATCAGTAACAATTTTACCTTGTGCATTTTTAAGTTTCTTAGCATAAAACTCACGCATAACTGTAGAGATTTTATCTTTACCTGCACCTTTACCAACAGTTCTTGAAGCTCTTGAATGAGCTAAAGCCATAGTATCACCACTCATAATTCTTCTTCGCATTTCATCCATGTGCTTTTTAGAATGTTTTCCTTTTTTCTTATGTTCTTTTAAAGAACGTTCTATATCGCCTTCTCCGTGAACTTTAGACATAGTCATATCTACAATTTCTCTTTGACCTTTGCCGTGTACAGAAAATCCTGTATATGAACCATTTTTTACTTTTTCCCAAACATCATCATTATCAACTTTAAATCCTATCCACCAACCAGCAGGTATGTTTTCAGATTTTGATACTAAACCGAGAGCTTCTAATTTATCTGGAGTAACAACAAAAGATTCTACAACTCTTGCAACGTTTTGATTAATGTGCATTTCAGCACCATTTCTGGAATGAAGAACATAATCGTATGCAGCTTTTTCTAATTCTCCAATATCTTCAATGAAATCTCCTTGTGAATCAACATAGACTTCACCATCTTCATCTTTTATAATATTTGCCCAACCGAATACTAATCGTTGGTCGTTATCAAACTTTATGATTTCGTTCATGTCCTAGATTCTACAGGGTGTAATTGGCATCTGCAATTTGGGTGAATTGGTGGAGATTGATACGCTCCCATTGATGTTTGAAAGTATTGTCCAGCTAAAACAATATCATTTGCCGAAGGTGCACATTTAACACAAGGTTGAGCATCTGTTATCCATTGAACAGGTGTTGGTGTTCCTGTAGATTTCCACACTTCTAATTTTGCAGTTTCAATAGCAGTTTGTACTTCTGTTTGTGCTATTAACTGTGCCCTTTGATTTAATAATTTAGCTGAATAATCAGATACTTGTTTATTTATCTTAGCTTGTGATATTCCTTTTGTAGATAAACTGTTTCTTAAATTTTCAACTGCTCTAGCTCCTCTAGTATCTAATCCTATATTATCTTTAACTCTACTTGCTATTTCTGAAACACTAGCACCAGTTCTTAATCCATTTCCGATTGTTTCTCTTAAAGCTAATTGTGTTTGTTTAGATATTCCTTCAACTAAAACTGCACCTCTTTCTTGTGCAAACTTAGAAGCTAATCCGTTTATCAATTCTGGATTATCAGGTATAGCTCTCGCTAATTTTGAATAAGCCAAGGATGCAGCCTGAGTAAAAACAAATGCACCTAAAGCTAACATTAAAGTGCTATCGAATTGAGAAATTTCTTCGTCTAAAACATTTTGTTCGTTAAAGTTTTTAGATAATTTAGCTATTTCTTCTTTATATAATTTTTCAGCTTCACGAATAGTATCTTCGTAGATTTTTTCATATTCTTCAAAATCTTCGATTACTTGTTTTCTATTTTCCTTCGGATTTATTGCCTTCAGGATTAAATTCTTGTCTAACTGCTTCACGAGCCTGTTCCCTTACTTGATTTACTGTTTCTTGTTGTTGTGCTAATTGAACAATTTTTTGATAATCAATATCAGCAATACCTGATGAATTATTTGGGTCTTGTGGTTTCAAATAATCTGGTGTATCTACTTTTGGCAATGTAGCAATCTGTCTTAAATATTCTTCAAGTTTTTGGTCAGGGAATATTTGCATACCAGAACCAGCAAGAGTAGATATGTATTGAGCCAACTCTTGTAGTGATGGTGTTTCCAAATCACTGTGTCTTAGTTTTGGTAATCTAGTTGTATCAAAACCATTGATTTGAAATAATTTTGGAATAGCGTAATCGTTAAATACATTTGTTATATTGTCTAAGTAACTTTCTAATGCTACTGCAAATAATCTTGTTTTATTTCCTGCTAATGAATAAGAACCTGTTCCACCATGACCTAATAAAATAAAATCTGCTAATACTGTCATAGCAATTCTTTGTTCGTATCTGGTAACAATAGCTGTTGTATCAAACTGTCTACTTCCACCAGAATTTAAAAGACCAAATTCGTATAATGGTTTTCCTGAAGAATCATAAACTCTAGGAAAAATAATTCCTTCTTGTGTATCTCTACGAACATTAACAATTAATTTTTTAATAGCTTCTAACATTGAAACTTGGTCAGCAGTTGCACCAGCAGCCATAATAGCTGGGTCTACATAAGCTATTGGAATACCAGCTAAATCTCTTTCTACACCAATACCTTCTATTTCTTCAATTCTTTTTTTGAAGTACCAAGAACGATAAGCATTTCTTAAAATAGAACGACCTTCAGGATTATTTTTATGTGATTGTGTTCTAAATAATAAACATTTTTCCATTGGTATAACTACTTGTTTGTAGCTTGGTGGAGCTAACTGCATAGCACCACGAATACCACCTTGTGGGTCGAATATCCAATGGTCTATTGTGTCTTGGGCACGCATTGGCATCTTTCTCCAACCAATTCTTCCATCTGTAAATTTAGAACGTTGTGTTGGGTCTGTTGTGTCCATACCTCCACGTCTTTTGTAAACTATTTCATGTAAGCTAAATCCATACACAAGCATTGACATAACTTCAGAAACAAATTCAAGCCATGTGTTAGACATATCATCCATACACTCTTGAACAAATTTTGCTTGTTTAACATCATCTCTTTTAGCTGAGAATGGTTCAACATCCCATTTAGTACTTCTAATAATTTGGTCTACAGCAAATAAAATAGCACCGATAATAGCATCATTGTCTGCCATTTCACGATATGTTTTCATTCCCTTTCGACCTTGTAAGTCGTACAGGAACTCCTCCATCACATATCCAGCTTGTCTGTTTAATCCAGACATACCAAACTCTGACATACCTACTCTGGAATTAACATTAGGAGCAGAATCTCCTAACGCTTTATTTATTTGTTCGAAATCTTTTTCACTCATCTTCTGGAAACCACATCTCTGCTTCTGTAAATAACTCTTTTCTTTGTTCTTTAGTTAAATCTGCTGGGTCTTTAGCCCAGTCTGATTTATATCTTCCAACCATTATTGGTATGTCCATCTTATCACAAACACTAACACCTGCCATTTTGCCTGCATCATCATTGTCAAAACATAGCACGATATAGGTAGGGTTTAGACGGTTTAAGAGCGTTTTTTGAAAATCACTTAAATTAGAGCCTAAAATTGCTAAAGCAGGTATTCCTATTTCCCAAAAAGATAAAGCGTCAATAGAACCTTCAACCAAAGCGACACCTCCATCATACTTCAGCTTTTTAAAGTTCTCGTTTATTAAGTTATCTTTTTGATATTCATGCTGGGCATATAAAAAACCAGCTTTATTAAATCCTTTTGGATATAAATAACGAATATTAGCTTCTGGGTCTAATCTTCTTTTGATTACACCAAGAATTTTTCCGTGATGTGTTTTCAAAGGAATAGTTGCAGAATTAGTTAATGGGTCATATCCCAAATCAAACCTTTCTACAGTTTCTTCACTTAATCCACGGCTTTCCCAATATTCATGTGGATATTTATATTGGTCTAACCATTTTGGTTCAAAATATTCAGTATCAGAATCCATTGTTGGGTCTGTAATGTATTCATCTAATTCACGAATAATATTATCGATAGCATCAACAGGAATTTCTTGTAGATGTGGATAATTTTTCTTAATACCTAATCTTCGTAATAAAGTATTCCAATTACCTTTTTCATTACATCCATGACAAATCCATAATCCGTTTTTCTTATTAACGGCAAAACTAGGATTATTGTCTGAATGAAATGGACATCTACAATAAAATTCTTCTTCAGATTCAGTTACAACGTCTAAATGTTGATTAACTATCTTTCCTCTATAATCCATTTGTTTTAACCAAATCTATAGCAATATAGTCTATAATTGCTGTTTGGTATTCACTAAATTCAAAATATTCTCCACCAGCAGTCTGACCACCTACTTTAATTTTGTAATGATTTTCACCTTTATTATCAGTTACTATTTCTATATTTTCGATAACCACACCTTGTTTGAAGTTACCTTGCATAACCATTCCTACTTTTAAGTCTGAAGGCTTCATAGCTTTTTGATTTCCAAGCGGTATGGTTCTTCCATAACCTAAATAGTATCTAGCATTTGTTTTTCTTGACATTTTATCCCTTTCTATTAAGACAAATTCAACTTGGTCTTTCATTATATTAATTCGTGCCCACGAACACGTGGAAATTTTTTCTCATGATGTTGAAAACAAAATTTTTGCTTATTGTATTGGCTAAGAACTTGTTCACAATCTTTTTTTGCACAAACTCTGCCTTTAGCAAAAGTTTTACTTTTTCGAGCTTTAGCTTTTTTACTTCCTTCTATCATTTATCTTCTCCTTGTTCTGATATAGCAAAAATACCAACATTAAATTGCTGTGGTATATTTTTCATATCGTTTTCGGCATATTTAATTGCCTGTTCTTCAGTTTCAGCAAGGTAAGTTTTTTTACCGCTTAGTAAGATGTTAAATTTTTTCATCATCTTCCTTTCTTTTAACTATTTCCATAGTAATTTCTTGATTTAAGTTGTCAATGATTTGGTTAAACTTTTTTTCATACAACTTTTTGAGTAAAAACTCTGGGTCATCTTTTAATTCTTTAGCTTTAAAGATAATCCATTGAGTTTTACTATTCCAAAGACTCATCAGTCATATTCCAAATCATCTTGGTCTGAGATAATCAAATCTTGTGCATCATCTCCAGATATTTCTTCAAACGAACCAGAACCTGGTGTAAATTTACAGAACCAGTTTTTGTTATCTTGTCCATGTCTGAATTTAGCTAATTTGAATTTAACAACGTGGGGAGATTTCTGTACCAGAGTGACTACACAGTCCGCATCCATACCTATGGCATCAGATTGGGATAAATGAATTACTGAAGGGGGTTCGTTACCTCCACCTTCTCTATTCATTTGTGCAGCAGATATAATCGGGATATCATATCTCTGAGCTATTGCTTTGATATCAGCACTTAACGAAGCAACAGCTCGCCAATCATCTCCCCCTGACTTCAACAAAGTTAAATAGTCTATATAAACAACAGTTGGCTTATGTTCTTGTATTCTACTAGCAACAACTGCTGGAGAAACTGCTCCTCTACTACCGTCTACTACTGTAAAACTTCCTTTAATTTTTTTAGGAAGTTCTTGTAAGAATTTCTTGTATTCTCTAATATCAAAGTTTTCACCTTTCATTAAATCTAAAGATTTGAAAGTTTCTTTTCCATATTCTGAAGAAAGAAAACTCTGTACCCTAAATCCTATTTGTTTAGAAGGTTGTTCTAATGATACAAATAAAACTTTTTCTCCTGCTTGTAATGCTGAACAAGCCATACGAATTAAAGTCCAAGTTTTTCCTTGTCCTAATCTAGCTCCTACTACCCAGAAATCTCCACCTGATGCTCCACCAGTTAAATTATCTAAAGTTGGGAAACCAGTTGGTATTCCAGCTAAACCTCTTTTATCTTTTGCAGCTATTCTTCTTTCAATATCTGCTAGTAAATAATCTCCATCTGATACAACATCTAAAGTACTAGAACCAGTACTAACTTTTTTCTGAAGTAACAAAATATCTTGATACAAAGAATCTAATAACTTAGAACCTTGTTCTTTTTCTTTTATATCTTCAAAAGTATTTTTCATTAAAGAACTTAACTTAGTTCTAACATAGTTATCTTTAACTTCTGAACAAAAATGTTCTAAGTCATCTACCTTGTACAAAGTAACTTCAGGGAAGTTAGTTTTAAAAGCATTAGTACTAGGTAAAGTTCTATGCTGTATAAAGTACTTTTCTATCCAAGAATATTCTTCAGGATATGATATAAAGTATTCTCTACTTATTCCTTGTTCAGCTATTACTGCGTAGTCTTTCCTGCGCAGCAAAGCAGAAACAAGAAGTATTTCAGGATGTGCTGACATCTTCTGCTCCAATCGTCTTATCTATTTAGTTGTTACACAAGCTCTTGTGATAAGAAAGTAATTTACACCATATTGATTTTTATGTGTAGTTTTTTTAAATATTTTTTTTTACTAGACTGTTTTACGAAGGAGAAGATAAATGGAAAAATACAAAGACCTTTTAGAAAGAGTTGGATTTACATTTGCAGAAGCATTCATTGCTTCTATAACTGTAGCTCCACTCATTGACTTAGATGCCTCAACTTTACAGTTGGCAATCATTGCAGGTGCTTCAGCAGCTCTTGTAGTTGTAAAAGAATTTGTAAAAAATAATATGCCTAGTAAGTAATACTGGTATAATTATTTTAGGGCTGGTACTGGAAAGACTTGCTAAGTGTTGCGGGACAGTTAGTAGGTAACGAGGGTTCGATTCCCTCCCAGTCCACAACATGGACGAATTAGATAAAGAAATTCAAAGAGAAGGTAAAAAGTTAGTAGCTAGCTTAGAACACCTTTTATCAATGATAGATGATTATTCAAATCCTAGAATGTATCGTTGTACTGTTTGTAAAAGAAAGTTATCAAATCACAGAGCAAATATCTTTTGTATAAACAGAGAGCATTTTTAGAAAGGTTGAAAATTTTCTCCCAAATTTTTTCTGGGGAATTATGCCACTAAGGTAAATCGTCTTCTGTTAGAACCCAATTTAAGCCTTCTGGGATAGTTTTAAGGGATTGTTTTACTTTCTTTGTTGCTTTTGCATATTGGTCTGCTTCATGGCGAATCAGCACCGAAGTCAAGATGGCGTTGGGCGAAGCGGAAACAAAAAATTTACGATTTTTACTCATCAACAGCCTCGCTCTGCTCGGCACAACAATGCTCACTACCATGTTTGCAATTACAAATAGTGATATACGTACCTTTTTCATTTTTCGTTGTCATACACATAGAGATAAATCTTATCATATAAAACAAAGAAGTCCATTTAGTGTGGGTGGTGAATCAGTTGCCTGATTCGGGTGGGTTCACATCCAAATAGACTTCTTTAAATATATATATTAAATAAATCACTCTAAGCATAGTTATAATCGTGATTTATGTCAAGGGAGTTTGGGGGATTTTTTTGTCTGTAGCTTGTTGCATTGTAATGGACGATTGAACCTTCTTTTCAGAAGTTTTATATCAGTGACTGAGAAATCCCCCTCAACTTC